AGCTTTACCAGATGTGAAGATGTTAAATGAAATGTCTAAGACTACAATCAAGTCTGCACAGAAACAAGTTGATCCACCTTTATTAGTTCCAGATGATGGATTTATATTACCAGTAAGAACTGTGCCTGGTGGTTTAAATTTTTATAGAAGTGGAACAAGAGATAGAATTGAACCATTAAACATTGGTGCGAATACTCCACTAGGTTTAAACA